GTCTCAGAGATATAAAGATTCACTCCCGCCCGACGCGAGAAAATAACTTTATCATCAAAGTCAAGACCGAAAAGACAGGCATGATAATGAGGACGAGAAAATTTTTCGCCATATTCACCACAATGAAAGAACCTAACCTTTTGATGGAATTTCTTTCTCAGGCGTTTCATAAAACGCTGGAAATCATCTTTGTGAAGTGAACCATCACGAGGGAGGTTCTGATCGTTGTAGGTCAAAGTTATGAAGCAATTTCTCTCATGCAACGAAGCCTCATGTACGCATCGGATAGCCCATTGTCTTGATCGTTCAAGGCGACATCCAATACATTGACCACAGGGCACGTCAACTGGTAAATCGATATAGCCATTCTTGACATTAAAGACTATACTCCGCTTACCGCTTGCATTTAAGACCTTGCTTCGATAGCCCTTGAGCGGCTTGAAGCAAGGCATTTTTTAAAACCTTATTCCGCCACGGTGTACCGGGGCAGACTTCAGGTTTATTTTTTTGGTTGAGCTGGCAGTACGCCGAAACAGGCGTTTTGAGCCACCACGAGACATCTTTTTTCTAAAAGCCATGGAAAACCTCCGTTTTCAATAATGACACCTAGCGAGGTGTCAGTCAGACCAGTTACATCAAGAAGGTAACTGGTCCGACACCCAAAATAATAGCGATCAGCTTGATATACGCCTGATCGACAAGTTCAATTAAGTCATTAAGCAAAGACAGCATACTAAGCCTCCGGCTTCACCACGGGCGTTTTAACACCCTCTGGGGGTAGTTTCGCATCTTCCTGCTTCGCAGTAGCGAGACCGAGCTTTACAAGCTCATCAGCGTTTTTAGGATCACAGCAAAAGTTAAGAAATACACCGGGATCATTACCGAACATGCGTCGGGTTTTGGCATCCAGGCCGGAGAATTGCTCATTGGCATGAAGGATCACAGCCTGAGCGTCAGCAAACGAAGGGATATTGGAAAAATCACCGTAAAGACCGGGATTTTCAACCACAGGCAAAACGCCTGTTTTAGCGTACTTTGCCATAACAACATTGATGTCAGCATCATCAGCCATAGACTGTTTTGTCATCGACAAACCCATGTCTTTTTTTGGCTTTGTGTACGGATGATCATAAGCAGAACGGATTACAGTTTTCATCATTTTTCTCCTGTTAGAAGCCCACATCGTCAGGGACGTAGCCATCTTTAGTTAATTTTTTAGTACCATAGCGAAGATTTTTGTTAGAAGGAGCAGGCGGAAGGGATTTACCAAGCCATTTCATAATGGCGCCAACGCCAAAGAGACTCGTTGCCTTGTCAACAACCTTTCCGGCACGATGTCCAACGGCATCAGCTTTAGCCCATTTAGCGTCTATATTTCCATGAGCCTCACGAGCCTTAGATTCAGCAATAATCGCCGGAAGTTCAGCGGCAATCTTTTTAGCCTCAAGTTCAGCGATCTTCCGGTTAGCCTCGATCTGGCGAGTAGACGCCGCAGATTGCTCAGCGAGTTTATCAGCATGATTTTTTTCAGACTCTTGAAGTCCAATCAAACTCGAAGCTTTTTTCATCTCGTTGTGCAAATAAGCAGAGTCACGGGCAGAAGAAACGCCCATCTCACGAATCTTTTGCAAAGATGGACCCATAGAATCAACATGCGCGGAGCCGCCGGCAGGAGAAGAAGAACCACCCTGCGCATACGCCAACATAGGATTGATACCCGCTTTCTTCATATCCTCAACGGCACGTTGATAAGCGGTACTGCTCATGCGCTCTTGAAATTGCATTTGCTCTTTTTGAAGCCAAGAATTGCTTTGGAATTGCTTTTCAGCCGCCCAACGAGCTTCATCACGAGCTTCCATACCAGAACCAACATTAAAACCAAGAAGGCCACCTACGGGACCAAGACCAGCGGAACCGATTGCTCCGCCAATCAAACCTTTGTCAGAAAAGGCGTCCCCCAGGGCGTCGCCGATACTTCCTAAAAAACCCATAACACCCCCACACCCCTTTCCCCCCCCCTTCGCCACGGGAGGAGGATGGGAGTCAATACGTTTAGAAATGATCAATAAGACCCGGGATTGAATAAGTCGGCATAGGACGAACACAGATAAGATTAAAATACGCATCAAACTTAAAATCCGGAGCCGTATTCACAGCGACAACACGGTCGACAGGAGGGTCATGCTGAATGAAAGTAGTATTCAGCGTCGGCAGGGAGCCAAATTCCTCGGACAAATGCCAAGCCTCAAGAGACCCTGTGGCGTTTGATCGGAACAAACCAGTAACCTTCGAAGGTTTATAGCGATACTCAGCGTAACGCTCCTGATAACCAAACGTAAGAGCATCATTAGCCGAACCATCACAGTAAATCTCTTTGTTAAGAACAGATTGCTCACCAAGATGCGCGAGTGTCGGCCAGAAGAAGTCCCAACGGGTTGAGCGCGAGAACATTCTATCCAGGCCCTGCTGGTAAGTAAGGTCAGCACGAACAGACGCAAGCCCAATAATTATGCAATGCTCAGTGAAGGACTTTGAGAAACCATTTCCAGAAATCGAAGCTGTCCCAAATCCAGACAAGTTGCCCTGTGGACTGGTGACGTCAGTCGAAGAAGTCTGAGCGACTGGATGGATGTTTACCGGAGAAGTCCCTCCTCCGAGATATTCGGGACGTTGAAGGCGAGCATCAGGAGAAGTGACGCCAAAATGAGAACGAACAAGCTCAGTATACCGAGTGCCTCCTCTGGCATCTCTTTCATAAAGCCTCTGAACCTGAAACGCAGTTCTAAGAGCATTGATCGTAGCCGCAGTAGCCGCAGACAGATCAGCCCTGATATTCGGGTACCCAGAAACGCCATTTTGCTCAACATAGAAAGTTCTCCCGGCATCAACGCCATCAATAGTGGCCGCTGTCGCGTAAGTAGATTGCGTACCATCAGACTCATAGATATTTGCGATCGGGGCAATCGCGTAAGTTGTATTGTGCTTACCAATACCAAGAACAGGGGCAGAAGTTCCAAGAGGAATAGTGACAGCAGTAGAGTTTTTCTGGGGCCACGGCAAACAAGAAGTAAAATAATCGTGACGTTTACCACGTCTCAAAACAACGTAATCGGCAGGGTCATCAGGACCATCGCCAGTAGAAACAGTAACGGAGTTCTGAAGATTCTGGTCACGAAACCATTCATTCCAAATTAAATTGTAAGCCCTATGCCAGAGAGCCGAATGTACCAGGCCGGTCACTTTCGTAGGAATACCCATGTAATCGGCAAGGGAACCCTCAACCCAACCCGTTGTAGACAAGGGAGCCTTAGTCTCATCCATCTCAGGAACAATATATGAAGTTGAAGAACCCGGATTTGGATCCTGCTCACCCATGAAACGCTTGAAGTTGGACCAGATCAACCGAATCGGAACGGCAAAGAAGTGCGTGTCGAGAAACATGTTGTCCATGACGGGAAATATCGGGGTATTAAGACGTGCAAAAGCCGATAAATTACAGTTAAAAGTATCCCCGGGAAGGGCCTCATCAACATAAATCGGAATCAGCTTACCAGCATCGAAAGTAGTCTTGTACCCATGAGACCTGTTGAACGACGAACGGGGTACGCTCACATTAGGAGCCATCTGGAACGAGTGTTGCATTACGGATTTCATTTCTGGACCTCCTTGTCACAATCAATAAGAACAGGTTTTAGTTTCTCGGTAATTTCCTTTTGAGTCAAGGGAGCGCAAATCTCCTCAATCGTCCCAAGGGTCAGCTTGGGAGTCAGAAGATTAAAAGAAGCATCCTGATCATCATACTCACCCAGATGAAAGACAGTATAATCAGAAGGATGGCGACGAAATTGGTGATCAGGCAGATTGTAGCAATCAACCATAGCTCGAAGCATTTCACCCTTTGTATGCATGTAAACCGGGGTCAAGTAAGCCATAGTTTTTGCATCAAACACGCTAAAGACTTGTAGTTTCACTCTCGTAACTCCTTTTTAAAGTTTTGGCTTTCGCCAGTTGAATTCGTTCCTTAACATTTAACCGCTCTGGGGTATTATCGGCAGAATTCTCTCGCCCACGCAATACCCTCCGAGACTTAATCGTAAAAAAACCATCGGCATCGGCAATCTCAAACTGCCGATCATAGTACTTCGGGGGACGCATCTTCTTATTACGAAGAACAACAAAATCATCAGGGTAGATGTCGGATGCAAATTTATCAAGCCATCCCTTAGCAATACCAGGCCGACGAGACATTGTTACATACTCAGGAGACCGGGAAAGGATTTCACCAGTAACAGAGTCTAAACCAGACTCATAGTGATCAGATGCAAGAGGCCCAG